ACCTCGATGTGGAAGGACGAACCCTTAGCCACTCGCATGTCGATGTACTGGAGCGAAGCGTGGTCGGCGGAACCGACGGAGCCGTACGCCGGCACCAGGCCCTTGTCAGAAACCTGGTCGTTCACGAAGTGGGGGATGTGGACGACATCGCCCTCACGTCGGAACTCGCCTTCATACTGGCGATTGGTGAACTTGGCAGAGGCAAGAACAAGCTCCTCTTCGAGATCCTGGAGGAGTTCCGCTGTCCAGATCTCGGGAATGAAGACGTTCCCGGACGCTGCCTGAAGGCCAGTACCAGCCTGAGTGTTAAAAGCCATGAATTACCTCACTGGATAGGTCAGATTTCACCCCTGAGAAGCGCGTCAAGGCGGCCGTCCAGGCGGGCCTTGTTAATTTCCGCGGGGGTCATGTTGGAGAGATCAGCTCGGGTGAGCTGGTTAGCGCCGGGAGATCCCTGGCGGCCAAGACCGATGTCCTGGCGAAAAGGGGGAGAGGACTCCCGCTTCGGGAGCGACGACACGAACTCAGAAAGTGCGTCGGCATTGACCTGTCCGTCAGAGACGAACCGGGACATGTTGAGGAAGTCAGCCGGGGGAAGGTCCACGCCGGCAGAAGCGGCCAGAGCGCGAAGCTCAGCCTCAGCAAGTCGAGTGCCAACCTCAGAGAGCGCAGAATTCCGACCCTCAGCCCTTGCGGCATCGAGCGCCTTTTCTGCGTCCGTCATAGACGCCTGCTTGAACGAATCCCGCTCAGCAGACGCGTCCTTCCACCGCTGCTCATTCGTGCGGGAAAGGGACTTCCACTTGTCGACCTCAAGCTGAAGGCTTTCGACGGTCGGCGTCTGGTCCTGGGACGTGTCAGTTGACTGCTGTCCCGGCTCGTTGCCAGTGGAAGTGCTCGGGTTGTCGTCACTCATTGATCCACCCATCCATTTCGGTGTTCGGGCATGAAAAAAGGCCGCCATTTCGGCAGCCGTCGTAGTGCGGTGTAGGGGTTACTTGGCCGGGTTCTGTTTCCGGGCCTGGTTGCCGCTGTTGCCCTGCGGCGGCTTAGCAGCCGTCTTCTGGGCCTTCTGCGACATGCCGGGAGGACCGGCAGGTTTGTTACCGGGCTGATCGCCCGTGGGGTCCTGCTGCTGTGCGTTCGGGTCGGGATATTTCTGCGCCAGTTCCATTGCGGCCTTGGCGTCCTGTTCCCTCATGTCCGCGAAGCGGCTGACCTGCTGCGGCGTATAGCCCGCATCGGAAAGGAGCTGGTCTCTGGGGACACCGATCATCTGAAGCTTCAGAAGGGCATCCATGTGTTGGGCTTCCGTGCGATTCTCCGGGTCCCGCCAGATGGTCTCTGCGGAGAACGCGTCTGCACGGGCATCGCCTATAACAGCGAAGCAGAGCCGCATGACCTGTTCCCAAGCCTCACCGAAGTGGAGCATTCGCTCGCGGGTCTTCGCTATGAGACCGGCTTCCGCCGCGGTGATGGACTCACCAGAAGGAATCTGTCCACCACCATTGATGAAGTAGTGGAAGGGGATACGCGAGATCGAAGCCATATGCTGAACAAGCATCTCGACTAGGACCACATAGTTCGAGAGGTTCGCAGCCTCGAACTGACCGAACTTGGCGTTCGGGTCTTCGGCCTGCAAGAGCTTGTCCACCGCGACCTTGAAGGGCTCGATGGGGTTGCCGTGGTCGTCCTCAACGATTTCCAGGCCCGTCACGTACCGCTGGGGCCAGGCCGCATACTCCGAGGCCACCAGCGCGTCAGCCACCGTCTTGTTGACGGCGTCCTGGATCGGGATGACCACATGGAGGTCTGAGACCGGATCACGCAGGAGACGGGACCGGTTGGTGATAGGCACCACCGGAACGACGCCCAGAGGGTTCGTCGCAGTCTCAGCGGGCTCCCAGGAGAACGTGCCCTTGGCGAAGGTGTAAACGGCATCGGGAAGCCACAGGGTTACCCACTGCCGGCCCCAGTCGTCGTAATAGAACTTCGCTGCGGCGTCCAGCTCCCGGCGACTGCCAGGCTTGTACTGGACGATGAAGTTCTCGGCGGACTCAATGGTGATGGTCGGCTGGCTCTGCTTATCGGCCCACACCACGGCGTACGAGACGCCCTGAATCATCGAGTCGAGCATTGCAGCATTCGACTCGGCATCCATGAAGTTCCGTTGCCAGATGTCGTGAGCGTCCTTATCGGCGTCAGGCTCATCCGTCATGCGGAAGCCCTCAACGGCCAGTCGCTCGTTCACCGAGTCCACGATCATTCCGCAGAAGTTGTCTCGCCACGTATCGAAGGTGCTGTGAAACTGATCGAAGTGGCGGACCTGCGAGAACATGAGCCGCTGGTGGAAGCCGTCGTAGTACTGTCCATAGATTTGGTACATCGACTTGCGTCGAGCCAGCTTGGAGTAAAGCCAGTCGAGCCACTGATCTGGTGTGGCCGGCGCCATGCCTGCTGGTACCTCAGTTGGAGAGGTGTCAATGCTGAGTGCGCTCAAAATCCAACCACCCTAGAACGTCGTCGTTTAAGCCGCCCATCCGCGATGGCGTCAGCCCTGGCTTCAAATGCCAGGACCGCGCACACAGCAAGGTCGATCTTCTTTTTGGACCTCGGAGAGTCCTTGGTAATGAGAAAGCCCTGAGGCACTTCCCGGACCACGGCATTGAGCACGTGGCGGGTGAGGTCGTCGCTTCCGTCGTGCAGAAGGTCTTGGACCATCGCAGCAGTCCGGAATCTCTCGACTGCCTGAATCATGCGAGTCGGTTTGTTGGTCCAGAACTCGAATACGTAGTCGTCGCCCCATTCGAGGGCCCATCGACCGATGTTCTCTTGCCAGTAAGGCGGGTCCGCATACATCCACTCGACGCGGTACGTCTCGAAGGCCCGCTTAACAGCGGCCTCCACGGCGAGAACGTCAACTTCCCAGTCGGGCCGGTTCGGGTCTCTGGGGTTCTCCCAGAGGCCGAGGACGAACAGCTTCCCGTCCCGGAGCCGGCACCCGACAAGTCCCGTCGCGTCACCGCGGATCGAGCCGTCAAAGCCGATGGCTATCTGATCGCCCGGCGTGATGGGGTCCTGGTCCTCGGAGCACTCATCCCACTCGCTCTTGGACATCCAGCCGTCAGAGGACTCGGCGATGCGGTTGCAGAAGAACCGGAGGTAGGTGCTGTCAGGCGTCGTCCGGTCGTAGAGGATCGTTCGAGTCAGACCCGCGACGTCCGCCCATGTGGCGTCGCCGTATGCCTCCGTGAGGGCCTGGCGGACCTTGTCCTCGTCGCGCATCTCGTCGGGCTCAATGTCGCCTTCGAGGCAGTCATAGAGCCACAGGCCCATGCGGACCATCTCTGACTCGTGGATCTGCTGAGCTACAGAGTCTTCGTTGGGGTTGTAGGCGTTGGTCGTGGTCACCCAGCGGGAGCCAGCAGCAGCCAACTTCTCTACGTTGCGCTTGAGGGTCTGGAAGAACTCGGGGCCGCCGTTGGAGCCCACCCAGTGGTGGACCTCGTCCATCAGGACGAACGTGGGCCTGTTGCCCTCGTTGGTGCGGCCGGCAGTGGCCTTCGGCTTGATGGAGCCGGGCTTTCCAGTCTTGAACTGGATGACTGCCTTGCCGATGTCGAGGTTGAACTCTTTCTCGGCAGGAGACTCAGACAGACAGCCGCGGATGAACTCCATGGTCTGTTCGGTCTGTTCGTAGGCCGTGGCGCCAACCTGCACTGTCGGCAGGGCGACGGCCTTCGCTACCGGGAGGCCGAATGCGTTGAAGTGGCTGAACCGGCACGGGCCGATGAACTCGACAATGGCCAGAGTGGCCAGGAGCGGAGTCTTGCCCCATCCCTTGGCCCGGCGCAGGGTGCCGGCGCTGTACTTCCATGTGCCATCGGGGTTGATGGCGTAGTACCAGAGGACGAAGCGAAGCTGTTCCTTGGTGAAGGTCCAAGGCTCACCGGCCTTGTCTCCGTCCGGCTGCACGATGTATTTGCTGCACCAGCGGATGACTTCGTACCCAAGCGTTTCTTGTGGAGAGGGAACGCCCTCAGGCAAGTTGCCTGTCTGCAAGGGCAGTCACCTCATTTCGTTATTCGCTCAGGAGTCGGTACAGCTCCTCGTCTAGGTCTGTGGTTGGCCCGGTACCGGCCGTCTCTTCGGCCTGGTCCTGGTCCTGGTCGTCCTCGATGGACATGCGCAAGCGGGCGCGGTCCTCGACCGTTGCGCCCCACTTGGAAACCCGCTGCCGGATCTCGCCGGCAACCTTGGTGTCGCCCTGATAGAAGGTGTCCACCAACTTTGTGGTGATCTCCAGCTCTGCCCAGTCGGTTTCAATCCACTTGCCGGCCTGCGGCGAAGTGGCCCACGTCTTCCAGAACCTCTTGGCCCCTGCGGTCTTGATGCCGAGGCCAGGAGGGAGGGCACGGCCCTCGGTGGTGCTGCCAGAGAGCGTCTGTGCGTGCTCGTGCTTGTTCCTGCGGACAGCGTTGTCCTTGGGCCTGGGTCCTCTGGTCATGGAAGCCTCACCGCCTCAGGGTCGAGCCCGTAGAGGTCCCCCAACTCGTCCAGCTCGTCAAGCACGTCCTGACGCCACCCGTTCCTCTGTGCCGCCTTGCTCAGACGCCGTACGGGCGTCTCTGGAGCGCAGAAGTCATAGGGGCAGTCGAAGCAAGCGCCACTGCACTGGGCAGGCATGAGGGACCTCCTGAAGGAATGAATTAGATGCGGAACGCCTGAACCGTCAGCTCGGCGTTGTCCACGTCGACGTGGAGAATCGGGCCGTAGTCGGCCACTGCGTACGGGCCGAAGACCCGCGAGTCACCAGCCGCGAGGGTCGTGGTGCGAGGTGCCGGCGCGAAGCCGTCC